ATGGTCAAAATATTCAATTTAGTTTTGAAGAAGTTGGACAATTATATGATGAGAATATTAATACTAGTCTTAACATATCGTTTGTCGGTGATGTAATGTGGGGGCAAAAAACGGCTCAATTAAAAGCTAGTTCTTTGGATAGAATTAATGTAAGAAGGTCTTTGACTTTTATTGAGAATACGTTAGAATCTTCATATCTACCATTTCTTTTTGAACCTAATAATGATGCTACTAGAACAAGACTCAAAAATATTAGTGATGAATTTCTTGAGGGGCTTAGTGCAGGTGGAGCATTTAATACCGATGATGACCAAGGATTTTTAGTAGTATGTGATACCACTAATAATACTCCTGATGTTATTAGTGCTAATACAATGATTGTAGGAGTATATTTGAAACCAAGTCAATCAACAGAATATATTGAATTGATTACAACAGTCACTAAAGCAGGAATTAGTTTTGCAGAGGTAATAGGATAATAATTAAATTATGGGGAGGTGATTCTCCCCTTTAATAAAGGAGAAAAATATGGGTTTTCATATTAATCAAAGATTAAATAAAATTGATGCTGATGTAGCTAGAATTTATAATTGGGAAATGACTTTTCCTGATATAGCTAAAGTTACCACATCAATTTCAGATGCTGAAGATTTTATAATTAGAACACGAAATTCTACAATACCATCTAAAGGTAATGAGAAAATTCAAACAGATTTTATGGGTATGAAAGCATTCTTTGCAGGAAAACCTGTATTTACTAATACTATTACATTACTTGCAGAAGAGTTTGAAGATTTATTAATTAGTAAGGGGATGTATGAATGGAATGAGAATGTTTTTAGTACATCATTAAAATCAGTATCTCCTGGATCAAGTTTAAAGCATCAGAAAAAAGGTGGGTATGCTATTAATGCCTTTCTTAAATTGTATAGTCAGGATGGAACTATTCTTGACAAACAATGGAAATTATATAATGTATTTCCTGAAAATGTAGATGATGTTTCTTTAGATTATGCAGGAAATGATTCTATAAAATATTCTATGACATTTTCATTTGATACTTGGGAATTAATAGATACTCCTTAATTAATATTTAGATACCAAGTCGGACAGCGATCAAAATAAATATATCGTTTCCTGCATGAGTTGGATTACGGCTTATCTGAATATTTTATTTTTTATAAATAATTAAAAGACTAAAAGGATATATAAATGAATATAGTAAATCAATTACTAATGAATAAATTTTTTGCAACAAAATCTATATTACCTAATTATAGATTCATTGTTACTTTTATAGATATTCCTAATTTGTATAAAGGATTAAAACCGATAATACTAGAAAATCAAACAGTAATTTCAGTTAATCTTCCTGATTATGATTTTAAAAAAGAATCTCAAAAATATGGTCCATTACCAAGGTCTTTCCCTGTGTTAGATTATGATGGATTAGAATTGACTATGGTATTAGAAGAGAATGCATTTGGTAGTATAGGTACTATGATTCATAAATTAAAAGAAAGAATTTTGGATTATAGTGGATTATATAATCCTCCTGCTTTGAATAAAATAAATCGAGTTGTTGTAACAGTTATGAACGATAGAGAAATTCCTGTTGCAGTATATACATATAGACAATGTGCATTTTTAAAAGCAGATCAAACAGAATATAATCATAGTGGTAATGAGTCAGTTAAGTATACATTAACACTAAATGCAGATTATTATAGTGTTAATTATCCTATATCTTTTCTTCATGTATAAATTATAAAAGGAGTTCTTGTGTTGTTGTTAAATTATTTTACTTCACTTTTAAAATTAGTTGGTGGAGAATGGAGAGAAATTTTAATTATTGGATATGCTGTATCTTCAATTTTATATTTCTTGTATAAAAAATATTATAAAAAAGAATCTAAAAGAGTAAAACATTTTTCTAGTGCTAAAGAATTATTATCATCTAAATATAGAATGAAAATTGATATAGTAAGGGATTCAATTCTTAGAGACCAAATGAATTTTGCTGAAAATGAATTAGAAATCCTTAGTAATAAGCAACTAAAAAAATATAAACAAATATTAATTGATAAAATTAAATTAAATCCATTGATGTGCGAAGATACTACTAATAAAAGGTTATGTTCAAGAGCTAAAAAAATTGTATCATTGAATGAACAAGCGTTTAATTTAATCTTAGAATGCATACAAAAAATACTTATTAATGAAACAAGAAGAGCATTTAAAGAAAATGGATTTGATGAAATGACTGACGATGCTTTTACCTTATATTTAGAAAATATTATTGCTAAATTTTTAGAAATTGGGGAAAAAACATCTCGTAATAATTATTCAAGTATCTTAGAATTATCGTATGAAGATGGAACTAAAGCAATAGATATATATGAAGTTTCAAAGACAACTGAAAAGATTTTTAAAAATGCCAAATCAGTAAAATTAAAATCATTGAAAAAAATAGAAATATTAGTAAAAAAATATGATGAAGATGTAGATAATTTAGTAATGGAAAGTTAAAGGAATTATTATGAGATTTAAGCAATTTATTAAAACTAAAATGACAAATTATGTGATATATGAATCATTAGCTGATTTTAGTAATTTAAAAGGTGATATAGACTCTATAATTGATGATATAAAATCTAAGAGAGAAGTTAAAAAGAAAAAAGAACAAGAGATTGAAAAATTAAGAGAAGATAAAAAGAAAGCTAAAGATTCTAAAAAGAAACAGAAAATAGCTGATAAAATTAATAAAAAAATGGCTGAATTAGAAAAAGAAGCTGAAGAGATTAATAAATTAGTTGATGAAAAACAGAAAAAAGAAGATGAAGGTGGAGATACATCTGATTCTGATGAAGAACAAGTATCTACTGAAAAACCTGAATTACCTGATATTGAAGATTTGCCATTAGGTAAAATGAAAGATGGAGATATTAGAAAGCTAATTGCATATTATAAAGATATGAAAAAATATATTGATGGTAAAATGCAAGGGGCTGAAGCTGATAAAAAAGCTAATTATAAGAAAAATATAGAAGGATTTGATGCAGAAATAAATGATTTGAATTCTGAATTAGATGGTAGAGGTGGAGATAAAAAAGATACTGATGGTCAAACAAAATTAGTTACTAAGGGTAAAAATACAGAAGTATAATAAGTATAAATAATTAAAAAGGATAGAATGAAATGAAAATGGTAGATGTTGATAATGAAGTAAATGAAGTGGTAGTAGAACCTCAAGTAGTACAAGAACCTATAGTTCCTGTTGCTACTGTTGCTCCAATAGTAAAAACAGATATAGATGAATGGGAGATTACAGATTTACCTTCTAATATGCTTTTATATCCTGAAGGAACTAAAATATATGGTAGAAGATTAAAGGTAAAAGAGGTAAAGAAATTAGCACAAATGAATTCAGAAAATACTGAAGAAATCATACAAGATGTACTAAGAAGTGCTATTAAAGGAATTGATGTAGATGAACTATTTGAATCAGATAAATTATATATAATTTTATGGCTAAGAGCAAATACATATAGAGAACCAAATTATAATGTATCTTATTATTGTACTAAATGTAATAGTATAAGTGATTATAATTTTCAGTTATCTAATTTAAAGATAAATATGTTAAAAGAAAAACATAATTTGAATTTTAAACTTACTAATGGTGATTCAATTACAAGAAAATATCTGCAAGTAAAAGATGTAAATAGAATGGATAAATTTAAATTAACTCATTCTAATATTGAAATAGATGATGAAATTTTAGAACAAGCTGTTTGTATGGAATTAATTAATGATGAAAATTATGATCTAATGAATAAATATCTATATATAGAAAAACTTGATGCCCCTAATTTTGTTCAATTGACAACATATTTTGAAAAATACGATTTTGGTATTGGAAGAAATATAGATGTTACTTGTAACAAGTGTCAGGGGGAGTCCACTACAGGACTAATATTTCGCAAAGAGTTCTTTATTCCCAAATATTCAGTATGATGTAATACTAGAATCTGAATATCAAATAAGTAAGAATATGAAGCATCCATTCATATACGATGAGTGGTCCTACTTTGAATTCTTATGGAGATATGAAAGAGTAATGAAAGATAATCAAAATCATAATCAAGAAATTGAAATGAGACAAATGTTACCAACAAATGTAATGGGAAGTATGTA